CCCATATCAGCTCTGGACGGGCTACAAAAAGCGATAGGGATGGTCAAGAAGGCAAGCAAGGTAGCCAACGACATCGGTGGTCTTGCTCCTATGATCGGTAAGATGTTTGATGCTAAGAGCCAAGCTACTAAGGCTATGCTCGAAGCTAAGAGACAGAAGAAAGGCTCCAACATGGGAGCTGCTCTTCAGATCGAGATGGCTCTGGAGCAAGCTAGAGCCTTTGAAGAGGAGCTTAAGATGCTCTTCATGCAGACTGGTAAGATTGATGTCTGGAATAAAATCAAGGCTAGACAAGCTGAGATGGATAGGGATGATGCCAAGGAGATAGCAGCTCTGAAGGCTGCTGAGAAGAAAGCTAAGCAAGAGGAACAAGAACAACTTGAGATGGCTATGCTCATTGGTGGTGTAGCTTTTGTGCTACTCCTGATAGGTATTGGCATTAACGAGTTGATGGACTTCTGTGCAGCAACTAAAAGGTGTGGTCGATGAATGAGTACCAAAAACAATTTGATTTGTTTTTAAAGGTGTTTATTTATGGTTGTGTTGCTTGGTGGTTCTTAGGCTTTCTTAAATTTTTACCAGATGATTTATCAAACAAGATTGTGGCACTTCTATTGGGAAAGATTGGGCTATGAAAGTAACACCTTACCAGCACAATGCAAACCTGTTGAAAGAGTATCAGAAGGTAATCAATCAACAACACATAAAGGAACTAGAGAAGTTAAACCGACAAACCGAGGAGAGATTCAAGGCTCAGTGGGTTAAGACAGGCTCTGTAGATATCTATGTATAAATACCTTTTAATACCTTTACTGTTCCTAGTAACAGGCTGTGAAGACAGATACAGATACTACTGTCAGAATCCTGATAACTTCCATGCTGAACAGTGTCAGAAACCTAGATGTCAGTTTACTCAGACCTGTCCTGAATACTTAGTAGCACCTATATTGGAGAAACAAATTGATCAGTCTAAACAGCAACAGCAAACCAAAACTAACCCCTGAAGAGATTGAGGTACGTATCTGGGGATTCGTTGTAGTTGCTATAACTGTGATCCTCTTCGGTATTGTCTTTGCACTCCTGTACTCAGTCACCTTTGTGACTCAGCCTATCAAGTCAATGGCTCCTATCGACCAAGCGTACACCAAGATGCTTAACGATATTGTCTTGTTGATTGTAGGCGGTATTGGAGGTATTGTCGGTAAAAGAGCTGTTAACTCAGCTACCAATGCCTTTAAGCCTCCACAGCCACCTATGATGATGGGTCAGCCCTGTGGAGGTGGATATGGTGGAGGTTACAACAGTGGATACGGTAGCAGTTATGCTCCACCTCAATCAGCCTATGGCCTACCAAGTCAACCTTTCGGTGCTATGCCAGTGTGGAAAAACCCTGAGCTAGATGAATCTTGGACACCCGGCCCTCCACCAACTACTCCACCTGAGCACTTGGAAGATGATGAGGAACGAGAAGAGATAGCTCAAGCTAGGAAGGAAGCTGACTGATGTTACCACTACCACTTCCTTGGATCATCATAGGTGCAATAGTCTCTCTGTTCACAACCTATCAAGTTGGTCATCGTTATGGATGGCTAGAACGAGATCAGGATATGCAGATTGAGATTGCTAAGAAGAACGATGAAGCTCGTGAACTTGAGAAGAACATGGCTTCTAAGTTAGCTGATAAAGAAACTGCATTGAGAAAGGCTCAGAATGAAATATCTAAGAAACAGTCTGCTATGCGTGAGCTTGCTAATACTGGCAGGTTGCGCCTCCCCACCCCCAGTTGTGTACAAAGCAGCCCAAGTGCCTCCACTCCCGCAGGAGATAGCAGAGACGAGCCAAGCGAACTTGAGCGACAGACTATTAACACTCTTATCGACCTCGTCGCAGAAGGAGACAAAGCCATCACCAAGCACAAAGCCTGTGTCGCAGCCTACAACGAAATGAGGGAGTTAGTTAATAATGGTAAACGCTGATCAACTACGAGAACTTAAGATTGATCCTAACCTTGTAGATCCTTTTAATGAGACTTTCCAGAGGTTTGGTATCTTAACACCAGCTCAACAAGCTTCATGGATTGGTCAGTGTGGTCATGAGTGTGGTAACTTCAGGATCTTAGAAGAGAACTTGAACTACAGAGCACCTACACTGCTTAAACTATTCCCTAAGACACCTAAGCGTCAGTGGGGTTTCACTCCTGAGGAGGCTGCAGCTTATGAGAAGCAACCTCAGAAGATTGCCAATAGGATCTACGGTAATCGTATGGGTAATCGTGATGAAGCTTCTGGGGATGGTTGGCGCTTCAGAGGATCCGGATTCCTTCAGCTGACTGGACATAGCAACTTCTACCACGCAGGTCAAGCCTTAGGAGTTGACTTTGTGATGCAACCTGAGCTAGTTCGTACACCTATGTATGCAGCTCAAACTGCTGGGTGGTTCTGGCAGACACATAAGCTTAACCAGTATGCTGATAAAGGTGACTTCCTCACAATGACTAAGCGTATCAATGGAGGTACAATTGGTCTAGAGGATCGAATTAAGCATATCAACCATGCTCTACACGTACTGAGTTAAGTATACAATTGTAAGTTTTAAGTTTACAATTACAACAATAAAGCCCCTTAGGAGTGATCCTTTGGGGCTTTCTTATTAGTCCATGATAAAGGCTACTGTAATGAATCCAATGTGCAGATAGATAACAGATACTGGCTCATCGTGCATCTTCTCATCTTCATCCATGATGTACAGTTGATCAGCTTCTAAGCCAAACACTAGACCAGCTTTAGTTTCGAACTCTAGAGTCATGCAGGTTCTCCTTCAACAACTGTAAAAGGTACAGTTCTAACAGTTGGAAACTTACTCATAAACTCTTCCCTTGTGATGTCTTTACCGATGTTAATCTCTTTAAAAGGCTTACCCTCTTGTGAGAGAGTAGCCTTCAAAGATACACAAGCTGGACAATTATCCTTTGTGTACACTGTAATCATGTCTTAGATCTCGCAGTTGCCAGCGGTACAAGCTAACTGTTGAGCACCTTCAACATTGTCAGTACGTTCAATGAACTTATCCCAATCAATACCTAAAGGCATCTTAGCTACCATGTCGTGGTACTCAAACTCAGTCATGGACTCATAAGGAGCTTGACGGTATGTTCCTCCATCCATAGGCAAGAAGCTCACACCTGTAATCTCATCAAAGTTATTCCACACCCAAGCTCCAACTTCAGGCCACTCATTCTCGTTCACTGAGATAGTCACTGAAGGCTTATGCTCACAGTAGTGACGCTGATAGAGCAACCACAGACGCAAGTGCTTAATAGCATTCAAGTCCTCACGCAGTACAGCACCTTTCTCAACTCGCATTGGGAAGCTGAACACTGTAGTACTCTCAGGCTTCATAACACATGGCTCAGATGGGAATCCTTGAGCTTTCAAGAAGTCAGTGAGAGGGTCTTTGTTATCAGATCGTACACGACGAATAAAGTACTGACTGTGCTGAGGATGGATGCCACTAGCAGTGCCTGTAAGCTGAGAGACAGTTCCTTCTGGCTTAATGGCAGTGATGGCAGCACTACGGTTAATACCGATAGCGTCAGCAAACTCAGCGTTAGTATCAATAGCAACATTCTTTAAGCCTTCCAAGATAGCTGGTAACTCAGCGTTATCAGGGTCATTCAACAAAGTGTTATCCAAGATACCAGTCATAGAAACACCCAACAAACGTTCCTCTTCAGTGTTAGTCTGCCACACCTTACGCAGGTACGGGAAGTGAGTCATCGTCGATTGAAAAGTCCCCAGAATAGTAGCCAAGCGCACTTTATTGCGTAAAGTATCCACACTATCGCTGCTCCGAACAATAACAGAAGACAGATTACAAAATTGATAAGGTCTAAGGATAATCTCACTGCAAGGGTTTGTGCCCCACTCTTTACCCAATTCCCTACGTCCATTCTTAGCTGCTTGAAGTTCACTTGCATAACGATTAAAGATACCTCGCTCTCCTGAGTGTGATTCATAGATGCTTGACCACTCACGCATGAACTTACCTACATCAGGTTTGACTTCGTAGATGGCACTGTTGTTAGCCAAGGCACGTTGACCATTACCGTCCCACCAGTTACCAGCTTTAGCGTGAGCCATACGATCATCACTCAAGTCTGACAGAGAGATCATAGCACTTCGACGCACTCCACCGACCACAACAACTTCGCCAACTTTGCAGAGGATGTCGTGAGCTTCCAAGCTTGTAAGTTTTCGTCCCGCAGCAAGCTTGAATTTATTAACAACATATTTGAACAACTCGACAAGAGGCTCAGGGCCACTCGCACGTCCACCGAAGGTTTTGAGTCGTGTACCTGCAGGTCTAACAGCAGATACGTCCCACTTCGGAATCTCGCCAGCATACAGTAAGGCAATGACTTGTCGTAACGCTTTAGCCCATCCCTCTTTGGAGTCCTTAACGTTAATGATAGTACCACTATTAAACAACTCAGTTGGGATCTCAGGTAACTTGTTAACATACTTCTGCTCCACACTAAAGCCTACACCTGTTCCGCACAACAGAATGTACATAGCTTCATCAAAGGCTTTAGGATCATCAATGGGCAGGTATGAACAGTTGTAACCTGCAATGTTCTGACGCTCCAAAGCATCACCAGCTGTCATGATGCTACGCATTGAAGGCACAACTTCTAAGTTAGTCACAGCTGTCTGCAACTCATCACGAAGCTCTTGTGTCAGTGTGTAGTCATGATTAGTCTTAAGCTGCTTAGTCATGAAGTCAAAATATCGTGCCACAGTCTCAGGCCAGTGCTCTCGACGGCCTTTATCGTCTAAGTAGCGTGAGTAGCGGCTCTTACCAATGTACTCTTGGTAGGGTGTCATAGTTGTCATTTAGTCTATTTCCTTTGTTAAATATTCTTGTTTCTTCTCAATTACATCATCAAATCTTTCGACAAGATCATCACTCTGAATTCCTAACAGTTCCAAGAGTGTGACCTCATCTAAACGTTTGAGAGCCTCTTTCAGTTCTTCAAATGTTATGTTGTTCACATTCGTCGCTCCGCTTACGTTTGCTGATCTCCCGTTCAATATACCATTTAGCTTTCTTCAAGTCCTCAATGGCATCCTTCTTAAGATCACAACGCCAGATATATTTGATTGCATTACCTAAGTTAAAGCCCATGTGTTCAGTTACTTGGATACATTCAATACCTGATGGATGTTCAGTGTAGTGAGGAGGTTTGTTAACCACATCAGCCTCTTCTTTAACGTCTACCCACTCTTTGATAGCTTCACTTAGAGGCTTAGAGATTTCCTGTTTGATGTAGATGTTGCGGTCAACCCAACGATCATACTGAAAGCAATGATTACAAGGGTGGATACCTTTGTCTAAGTTACCGTAGAAGCAGGTATTACATTTCTCAAGTTGCATATCGTTTCTCCAAGTATTCAATGCTTAAGAACATTTCATCGAAGTGTCCATCATTAACTTCATTCATCATCAGTAAACCACGCCAATGACGGTTACTAAGTTGATCCATATACGACTCATCGTGTAGATAATAAGAGCCAACGATGATAGCACAAATAGGCTTGCCATCAGCACGCTTACCATAGGCGATCTGTTTTCCTTGCTGATGTCCTGCAACACAAGACATATGAAGCTTATTGATGATAGCACTAGCAGCTCCAGCGGGTCTACCCATCGCTCCCACAGGCCAATAATGGTTAAAGCCAACACCACCAATAAACACAGGATGAAGAAAACCGTGTACTTCCCAATCGTGCTCATATTGTAAGTCCTTCGTAGAGATAAGTCCATCTAGGGTAGGATTATTATTCACAGCCCTGTCAATTCTATTCTCATGGTTCCCTAGAGTCATCACCATACGAGGTTTGTAGACCTTGTGCTTCGATGCCTTCTGAGCCTTCTGAGCTTCCCTCAAGGGTGCTAGTAGAAGCTTCATAGCCTCCTTAGCAGCTTCAATGTCCTTCTTGTAGCGTAGACCTTCAAAGTACTTACTCCCCTTGATGTCGTGACTGCTAAGGCTTGGCATATCTGCAAAGTCACCTAGATTAACAACTACATCAGGCTTGTAATCTACAATGGCTTTACCAGCCCATGTTAGATGCTCTAAAGGTACACCTTCTTTAACTTGACAGTCAGGTATCACTAAGATTTTCAATGTCATCCCCTTCAACTGTTAATCGTTCACCTTCACGTAAGCCAGCTTTAATAGCTTCTAGGATACCGAAGGTAAGTAGTGCATTAGCTTCATCCTTAGTCAGATCAAACTGATACGTTGCATCACCATTGGAGTGCTCTTTAATCAGTTGTACGTTCATTCTCAGCTTCCTTCAAGAACTCTTCAGCATCACCCACAAACATGAAGTAACTCAAGACAACAGCAATGGCTGCATTAACTTTCTTGTTCTCAGCAATGTCTTCAGGGTGGCTACTCCATCCACCATTAAGAGTGTTCAAGTAAGTCTCTTTAAGCTTCTCAACTAACAAAGCATCTGTAAAGTCTTCCCATGCAGCCTTAACTTCAGGTGAATTCTCAAGTGCTTTAATGATGTTATTTAACATATATCTTTGTTCCTTTACCTTTTTCATTTAACCATGTTGATGGGATCTCTTTATCAGCATATTTGAACCCATGCTTGTCGCACCACATACCGTATGTTGTTTGACTTAGCTTTGAAAGCTTAGCTTTAGAGTTACTGAAGACAAACCTAATATCTAAATCTGGATACTGCTCCTTGATCATTAGATGCTTCTGTCTGTCAGCTGTGATAAATCGTCCCTTACTCTCAATGATGATACTGTTGTTCAGAAGTACGAAGTCAGGAGTGTACTTACGATCCTTAGCTGGTTGAGTGTATCCAATCACTAGCTTCTCATACTCAAATGGAATACCTAGACTGGTTAAACTATCAGCTATCTTATCCTCTAGTCCCGACCTGAATCCATGCTTCAGAGCAACTTGACGTACAGATAGTGGCTTCTTACGCTTAGCTTTCATGTGACTCCTTCGTAACGTGATACTGATGGAGGAATGCTCCAAAGGTATCAACAAACTCCTCATCGTGGTTTAGCTTACCCATTGTAAACATAATGGCATGAACTAACTCATGGTAGAAGGTTTGCTCAGTAGTCTGCTTGTTCATGTCCATGCGAATACTAATGACTTGCTTCTCAGGATCACACTTACCGAAGTCCTCCATGTGCACTACGTAGTTGACGTACCACTTAGATCCTGCGAGATTGAAGGTGGTTGCCACATCTGGTTTGGTTCCCTTCTTAGCCATAAAAGTTTACCATTCTCCAAGACCCTGTCAGTATTGCCGTCATAAGCTTTGAGACAAGCTTCATATAGTTCCCTTTCAGTTGTACAGTCTTTCAAGATCTTATCAGCCTTTACAGGGCCAATACCTCTGAGTCCTTCAATGTTATCAACTCTGTCACCTGTCAGTATCTGTTTGTAGAAACTGTACAAGCCTTCAAACTCGGTAACATGGTACTCTTCATCCTTTACAGGATTGTAGTGCCATCCCGGTAACTGATCTAGATCCTTATCTACGTGAACAATCCAGTAGTTACCTTTGGTAGACGCTATCGCTACAGCATCATCAGCCTCTTCACCCTCTGACATCTCAGCTCCTAGCTTCATCAGGTGGCTGCGTAGTGCATCGTAGTGCTTAGGCTTAGGAGCATCTTTACGATTCCCCTTATAAGGAACGGTGGTAGCTACCTCGAATCTAAAGTTAGTCTTACCTGTAATCCAAGCTCTGTAGTCATCACACTTCAAGCGCATATAGATGATGTCGGTAAACCATTCAGTGAGTCGATTAAGTGCCCATCGTTCCTCTTCGTCCTCATTAGAGAAGCCGACCTTATAAACTAAGAAGTCGGCATCTACTATAGCCTCTGTAGGTCTATCAGAGGATGTCATCAGTCTCTTCTTCAGGTGCACCTTCTGGAGAGTACACCTTCAGCTCAGTGATCACCAGCTTCTTAATCGATGGAGCTGCTCCGAACTTAGCTGACATCTTGTGACGGTATGAGGACACCAGTGCATAACACTTAGTACCGTTGCCGATCTTGCTGATGTCAATGGGATTACCCTCTTCATCGACAGGCTCAAATACGAACTTAGACTTACCAACAATGAACTTACCCATTGTGTCTTTGTCTTTAATCTTGATACCTAACTCTTCAAGCTTAGCTGCTGCAGCATCGCTCAACTGTCCCAATGTGCACTCATACTTATCGTTAGCTTCGTTGAACTTAGTGTTGTACTCTTTCATCCAGTTAGACCAGTACAACTCACCAGCAACTTTAACGGGTTTCATGCTATCAATACTCATTTCATTTTCCTTAAGATTTACTATCAATGCAGCTCTTTAGATTCTGGGTGAGCTACCATACCCATAGCTAGATCTTCCAAGTATACCAATGCTGATAACAGTATTGTGTATACCTCTTCTAGATCCAGATCCTCTCCTATCTTAATCTTGAAAGTTTCCCCTTCAACATTAAACAGTATTTGATTCTTCTCAATGTGTTTCACGCCAGTTTGCACCAATTTTATACTCCCCGTCTAGTGGACAACGAAGCTTAAAGTACTCCCCAGCTTCAACGATACTTGCCTTTGCAGCCTCACCTACTATTGTAGCATATTCCTTAGGAACTTCCAATTGAAATTCATCATGGACATTAGCCACTAGCTTTACAGGCCACTTGTTAGCCTTAGTCTTATCATAAAATAGTACTAAAGCTTTCTTCATCA